TATAAGTGGCACAACTGTTAGTGCTACAGGTCATAAGGGAGGTCTAGGTGACGGACTGTATGACAAAGCTGGAGCACGTCCAGATTTAGATTTAGATTTTGCAAAAACTAAGTCTTTAAAAGATAGAGTAAGTAAGGAAGATTTAATAACTTTTACGAGATCGAGTGGTACTGGTTACGGAGCAACTTATGTAGACGAAAACGGGTTAGTTAAAAGATCTCCAGTAAACTTTATTTTTCATAGTGAAGACCTAAGTACAGGAACATACGGAGTTTTTAATTTGGGGGGAGCAATTTCAGCAAATGCTGGAACATCTCCATCTGGTAATTCGTCTTATGCTCATATTGGTCAAGGTACAGCTGGTAGGCATACATTTAAAATATTTCCAGCTGCATTAAATGCTAATCATAAAATAGCTAATAACACTAGATTTGTGATGAGTTTATTTGTTAAAAGACTCTCAGGAGACTCTATTGAAAGATACGTTAATTTAGAAACTGCTGCTTATAGTACATGGAGCCATACTGGATATTCTGGAGTTTTTGACTTAGAGACTGGTACTAGAGTAACAGATCCTAGTAATTCAAATATTACAAGTGGAATAGAAGATGTAGGAGATGGATGGTACAGAATACACTTTTCAGTTACTACTGGTACGACAAGCGTAAATACAGGCTTTTATTTAAATAAAACTAATGTCAATAGTAGTGCCGGTAGTTCTCCAAGTCTAACTCTTACAAGCAGTCAGGGACATTTAATTTGGGGAGTACAAGTAGAAGAAGGTTCAGTACCAACTACTTATATTCCAACATCAGGGCAACGTAGTGGAGCACCACGTTTTACCCATGACCCAGAAACTTATGAATCTAAAGGGTTGTTAGTTGAATCGGCGGTTACAAACTTCTTGCGGAGTTCTAGGGCAATCAGTGGTGATACTACTGCGACTCAAAATTGGGTAGGTTATGCCTCAAAAATTGCTTATGACAACAGTATTACTAACCCTGATGGCTCTACAGGAGCAGCTTACTTAGATGACTCTGGATCTGAGATATATCAGTTTTTTAATACATCTGGCTTCAACAGTGGTGCTGGTACAGATACAATAACAATTTCGTGTTTTGTTAAAGCAAGAAGTGGTATTATTGGAGACTTTCTTATAGAGCTATTTTCACAGCAAGATGGTGTACCAGACCCTGATCACAACAATAATTTAGGTATTGTACTAAGATTTAACCCACTTGCTAATAATGGTGATGGCGAAATAAATTCTGGTGTAACAGCAGATAATGCTAGCAGAACTATAACTAATTCAAAGATTGAAAAGTACCCTAACGGTTGGTTTAGAATTTCCTGTACCATTTTTGTAAAACCTTATACTTATGAGGGTACTACTTATAGTAAATTCTTAGATAAATCAAGATTTGATGTCCAAGGTGCGGGTCATATAACTAATAACAATGGAAAGCATTATTTTTGGGGAGCACAGGTTGAAATTGGTAGTGTACTTACATCGTTTATCCCAACATTAGGTAGTACAGTCTTTCGAAGCCCAGACCTAACATCAATAGAGGGTGATAATTTTGGTACGTATAGAACTAACCTAGTTAAAAACACTTCATTTAGAAAAGCGTCCGACGGATATGAAACTACAGGATCTTTTGCTAACTGTACATATGAAAGCTATGCAGCTTTATCACCTATTGGTACTTATGATGCAGTTAAAATGACTGCTACTGGTAGTTCTTCTGTACAACACCGAATACAACAGTATGTAGGAGACCTAGCGGTTCCCGGAAGTACTACTGATTTCTATTCAATTACTTGTTATTTAAAAAAAGGAACTGCAGATAGGGCTTATTTTTCTCTGTATGATGGTGCAACTAAAGGTTCAATAAAAGTAGATTTAAATAACGGAAATATTATTGGTTCTGTAGGCACTAATTTTAGTGTTACGGATGTAGGTAATGGTTGGTGGAAACTTAAAGTAACATCACTTCAAATAGTTCAGAGTATTGCAAATTCATCAGTATTAGTACATATATTAGAACCTACTGCAACAAATGAATTTACTTATGTAGCTAGTGGGCAGTCCTTATTTATATGGGGATTGCAAGTTGAACTTGCTGATGCTCCTACAGAGTTCATCCCTTCCACAGATACCTACACCAACAGGCAATCAAATGCCACGTTTGTAGATGGTAATGGTATTATTAGGACTTCTTATGCAAACCACCTTAAATATAGTGAACAATTAGATCAAGCTACGTGGGCAAAAAGCGGTGGATCCAGTATTACAGCAAACAACGTTGTAGCACCTGATGGTACTACTACGGCTGATACTTGGAGTCTTGATTCTGCAAGATACGGTTTTTATAATAACACTGCTAATAGCTGGATGTCAGCTCACAGCCAACTTTTATATCCTTTTACTATTACTGATGAATGGGTTAGGTATAGTATTCCGTTTACTACTGAATCTGGTCAAACTTCAATGAGGGTTTACCCTTTAAGAACAAATAATAATGTAGCTTATATTTATCAAACTAACATAACTGTAATACCAAACACTAATTATGTATTTTCTGCTTGGTATAAAAAAGTAGGTACTAAAGTTTATGTTTGGGGATGTCAACTTGTAAGAGGTACAGTAGCTGGCGACTACTATAAAACAACAGATACAATTAGTGGTCCTCCTAGATACAGCCATGATCCAGAGACATTAACTCCTACTGGTTTATATCTTGAACCGGCAGCTACAAATATTGTACCTTACAGTGAGGATTTTACTCAAAGTGATTGGGACGAAGAAAATGCAACAGTTACCGCTAATGTAACAACAGCGCCAGACGGAACAAATACTGCTCACTTACTCGCTGCAAATACTAACACTAGTGTTCATCGTCTAAAAGAAGTTAATAATAGTATAGGACCACATCAATATACTTTTAGTGTGTTTGTCAAAGCTAACGGAACTAGTCATGTGGGTTTAACAATTTATAAAGGAGGAGCTACTAATAATACTATTCTTTCTGTAAGGTTTAAATTAAATGCGGAAAGAGTATTTGCAGTTACAGGAACTGGCACATTAACAAAATATCCAAACGGTTGGTATCGTATTACAGGAACATCAGTGCCAGATAGTATTACAGCAAATTCTGGATGGAGTATTAGATTGTTTGAAAATGAAGATAACTCAAATGGTACTTTTACTGGTACTGGTCAATCTGCATATATTTGGGGAGCACAACTAGAACAAAATACTTCCGCTACTTCCTACATCCCAACATCGGGTGCAACAGCAACAAGAGCAGCCGACAACTTTACCTCAACAGCTACAAAAGTATTAGACAGAGCTAACGGTACAAAACCAGCGTTTTATACGAAGAATGGTTTAACCGCTTTTGTTCGTGGTACTAATCAACCAAACCCTCCAACTTATGCTTTTAGATTCTTTGAGTTTAATGGTGGTCGAAATCTTTCAAGTGCTGATCTTAGTTTAACTGCTCATGATGCTGGAACTAAGATTGGTATTTTTCAAGCTACTGATACTAACATTGCGGAACCTCAAGGAATTAGTGTAGGACTATCTTCACCTAATCCTACGTTAGGTTTAGATAATAAAATAGCTGTACGTTATGAAACAGACAATCTTAGAGTAAATTTAAACGGTGTAGAAGGTCCTTTAGTTGATAGTAGTGTTGCAAGCGGTATTGACACAAGATCTAGTACTCGTGTATGTATTGGAGCTAATGGAGGTACTAGTGGAGTAGGAACATCTCGAATATTAAACGGCACAATAAAAAGACTTACTTTTTGGAAAACACCATTATCTGACAACAAACTAGACAAACTTACATCTTAATTATGGAAGAAGAATTTACAGAAGTCCCTTCGTATGGTCCTTACTTTAAATGGAGCAGCGAAGCGACATGGATAACAGCAGCTAAAAAAGCTGGGTTTTACAAGACAGTTACCGAAGTCGATGACGAAGGTAAAGAAACTACATCAGAAGTACTAGACGCTTATACTCATGAACATTCAATAGATATAGTAGGTGTTATTTATAAGGGTGGTAAATGGGAAGAACAGAAAGATGGTACTTTTAAAGAAATAGAAGCTCCAGTTAAGCAAGATGGGTTTCATGTTAACTACTTAGGTCCACTTCCTACAGGTTGGGATAAAAAAGCAGTTTATCCTAAAACTCCAGCGAGGGTATTCGCATAGAAATACCACAGTTTCCTACTATAAAAACCCCCTCAATACCTCTCCCTACAGCAGATGTTCCATCCTACATCCCGCTGGTTGTACCTCCGAGCGATCTTCGTGAACCAGAGGGTACGAAGCCAGTTACCACAGAGAAAACCGAACAACCACCCACCTTAAAAATACCTGTTATCAACTTTGATGTACCGTTACCTACAGCAGATACAGTAGTTGTTGCTGGGTACGCAGCCGTATCTGCCGTAGCAGTAACTACTCTTGCTCAACCGTTTTTCGACACCATCAAGAAGAAACTACAGAAGTTTATACAATCTAAAATTGATAAATGGAAGAACAAAAGAAAAAAGGAATCATCAGCAAGTTAAAAGATGCTGCTGAGGATAAAGAGCATCAGATAGAAATATTAGGCACATTCGTTAGATTAGGAGTAGTTGTATGGTCAGGGTTTATTATTACGATGAACTACATAGATTTACCTATGGTTAAGAAAGCTGGTAACTCTGATATCACTTTCGTCGCCAGCGTCTTTACGGGAGCACTAGCTACCTTCGGGCTTACTACAGGCAAGAATGGTTCTTCTAAACCTCCAGTCTGTCCTATGATGAAAAAACAAGATACACCAAAAACATGAAGAAATGGATTCTTCTCTTAGCTCTGTTGTCACCCGCAGTAGCGAGAGCAAATACTGTTACGCCCCAGTTTACAACAGGGTCGATGAACAGCACAACTACGACAACACAAACTATAACAGAAGTAACACAAAAACAAATATTTGGAGCAGCCGTGTCCACATGGTCAGGCAGCAATGTTACACCATCAGCAGATATATCAGATACTGCCACAACCTTCTCAGTAACAGACACATCTCTACCATGGACACTAGAGACAACGACAAGATCAGCTGGGCTAATCGAGCAATGGGATACCACAACAAACTATACCATAAACTCTACTACTACCTCGCTGTCTGTATTCTCTCAGTAAGTCCAGTGTTGGCTGAAGGAGATACAAATAATAGTTCAAATCCTGTAGCTGCTGCTACGGGTAACGTGACGAATCAAGCTGTACAGTTTCAAAACAACGGCGCATCGTCACGGCAGTCGTATGGTCCGAACATTACTTGTAACGGATCAACGATGACGTTTAGTCCTTTCTATATGGGCAATCATAGTAACCCGTATACAGCAGACGAGGATACCCGAAGTCTATATCCTTCTAGCTATCAATTAAATGAGAACTGGGGATTTCAAATTAACTTTATGGTGCCTCTAGATAAGGATGGTTATAAACAATGTAAACAAATAGCTAAACGTCAAGAAGAAAAGATGCAGCTGGACTTTGAGCTTGTACGAGCGTTAAAGTGTGCAGAGCTGCAACAAAGAGGGTTTACTATACGCCCCGGTACACGTGTAGCCCACTTGTGCCAAGATATAGTACCAATACAAACATTACTACCTAAAGAAAATGCTAGCAATTCTAAAACCAATCGTTTTAACTTTTTTAAAAAGTGACAAGTTCAAAAGCTTCGTTGTAGACTTATTAGAAAAGCTTGCCGAGCAAACAGATAACGAACTGGATGATAAAGCACTAGCTATAGTTAAAAAAGGACTAGGAATCGAATGACAAATCCAAGGGTAATACCTAAGAAGGCTACCGAGG